GGGTTCGCTGCGGTAGAAATGTGTCTATAAGAAATTTTTGAGGCGATGGACAACATGGTTTTTCAGCCAGATAACGGGGAAGGGGCCGTACTGTGCGAGGATCAGCCAGTCAGGGTGATTCAGAGGGATTTGCAGTTGATTGGCAGGGCAAGGCGACAGGGCTGGCTAAGCGATCCAAGCGACATGCAGCGAATTGCCAATCGAGTCGTCAAAATTGCCCTGACAACTCCGGATGAGGAATTGGCCGTCCGCGCGGCTGCTGAGGTTCGGCAGATGGTCGCACAGGATCTGAAGATCGAAGCCGATGGTATGCCCCAGCAAGTCGAACACCGTCACACCCACGAACTAGGCCCGGTAACGGCAGACAACTTTGCAGAGTCAAAACGAAAACTCGCTGAAAGAATTGCTCGGCTCGGCGGAAACTCCTGAAGACCTCGAAGCGGTCATGCAGTTGGTTGCCGAGGTTGAGCAATCAACCAAAGAGCGTGATCGGTTCGACTTGAAAACATTGGGAGAAGTAGCAGAGTTTTTTGGACTGGATGAGCACACCGTCAGGCAGTGGAGACTGAAAACGCCAGCAATGCCGGGGGAACCTGGGCGATGGCCGATCAAATCAATTGTTCAATGGCGGTGCAACTGGATCCAGCAGACCGATCTAGCAGCGGCAAAAAGACAGCAGGATTTTGAGCTAGGACAAATTCAGGTCGAGTCAAAGCGATTGGAATTGGATCGTGAGAAGGGATCCGTGATCGATCGGCAAGACGTGGAACTCTGGGCGGCCACAGCATTGATCGAGTTGAGAACGGGCGTGATGCAGTTGCCAGAGATGCTGGCGGCATCGGCACCGCAGGAACTAAAGGACTTTGTGCGAGAGGAAACAGACAGGCATTGCCGGGATATGTTGCTGGCAACACAGCGACGACTTGAGACGGCAGAGATCGGAAAGGAGGAAGTAAAAGAATGAGCACTGCAAAGATTACAGTCGACATGATTTTAGCACTGACAAAAGCCATTGAAGTTGCACAGTCCGGTGCAAGGTGTGGTGTCATTGTTGATGAAAGAGCGAAACGATATGAGGAACTGGAACTGTCGCTAGTTTCTATGCTGAAACGTTTCGTGGATCCTATATGATTCGACTCAACGCAACGAAATTCCTGCGACCTCACGAACAGATTTCGTCTGCCGAATGGCTGCCAAAATATGTCACGATGCCGAAGGGCACGGAAACCAGCGGCTTGCCGTTCTCGCTGGCAGCTTACCCGCACGTTGACGGGGTGCTCGAAGCGTTCGATTCTTCGCGAGTTCGGCAGATCGTGCTGCAATGGGCGTCCAGACTCGGCAAGACAACTACGGCACTGTCATTGATTGCCAAGGTTGCTGGCACAAATCCACGCAACATGATGTTTGCAGGCCCAACAAAAGACGCGGCCGGGCGAGTTGTCGGCTCGAGGCTTTACCCAATTCTTGCGTCAACAGAAGGCGTCAAGCAGCAGTTGCCACCCGAAGCACGTCGAAGCAAGCTTCACGTAAAGCTCGAGTCATGCCAGATCTTCGTTGGATGGTCAGGATCCGAAACAAGCCTGGCAGACGTCGGGGCTTTCTTCGGCCATGCTAGCGAGATCGATAAATGGGACGGCTCAGCATCTGACGAAGGCGACTCGCTGAAACTGTTCGTGAACCGATTTAAAGGATTCCCTGATCACAAGATAATTTTCGAATCAACGCCGACCATCAAAGGCCGGTCGAGAATTGAAAAGATGATGAGCGAATCAAATCAGCATCGTCGATACGTTCCATGCCCGCACTGTGGAGAGTTTCAGGTTTTAGTCAGAGGAGAGCAGGGAAAGCCCGGCGGGTTTGCGTGGGAGCATCCGGAAGCAGGGCACTCAAATGCGGAGTTGGCGTTTGCAACCGCTCATTACGTCTGCAAGTTCTGCGAAAAGAAGATCGAAAACCACCACAGAACGATCATGTTGAGGCGTGGCGTTTGGGTTCCTGACGGCTGCACAATCACACCGGACGGCAAGCTTCACGGGCGAGCCAAGCGGCACGGATCTGACACGGTCGGATTTGGTCCGCTGGCAAGCTGGTACGCACTCACCGAGACCTGGGGAAGCTTTCCGCGTCGGTGGATTTTGGCACAAAAACGGCCGAAAGATCTGCAGGACGTTGTGAATTCCTACATCGGCGAGACGTGGGAGATTCGACGGTCGAAGTCGTCACCAGAGATTGTTGGTGAACGATTACAAACAGACATCAAGAGACGAGTATTGCCACAGTGGACTCGACTCCTGACAGTCACAATCGACCAGCAAGCATCTGACGGCGGGTTTCGGGTCTGGGGAGTCATGGCACACGGGCTTGATGGTCGGGCACATTTGGTTGATTACGGCTACAACCATTCGTTGCAGGAAATCTGGGACACTCAGATTCGAAATCCATTTATCCACGCTGACGGCGGCAATCCAATGCTTCCACATGCGGCTGCTGTCGATTCCGGATGGGACACCAAAAAGACTTACGACTTTTGCAATGATCACGCTGGCCTTCTCGCAATCAAAGGCTCATCGACTGATCTTGCTGGGCTGCCGTATCGTCTTGCAGAAATTGAAAGAGGCGACAATGCAGGTCAGCAACTGCTAATGGTCAACACTGACTTCTGGGAAACCGATCTTCAGGCCCGACTTGATGAGAGACTACCAGAAGAACCTGAATCATTATCGCTCTGCACTGGTTCGGAAAATGATACTGATCTGCTTGAGCAGCTCTGCAACGGCACGATTGCGGACAAGATGGACTCGCGCGGCAATGCAAAGTTGATGTGGGTGAAGAAAAACGAAAACGAGTCGAACGATTTACGCGACGTGATTCGGTACGGTCTCGCTCTGGCTCAGGCGTATGTGTCAGAGAATGGAGGCTTTCCGCCTCGGTCTGGGATTTACACACAGGGGAAAACCATTGTTAACCAAGGAACGCAGCGGCCGGACGGAAGGAACTGGAATGAGTAAGCAGAGACCAGAGAAGCCAGTTGAAAAGCCTGTCGAAAGGGTTGTTGAAAAACCGCAGACGCGCGTGATTGAAGACCACCGACATTGTCCGATTTGCTGGTCAGGCAACGGCGGATACGGCACGGCGTATTCAACACATGGCCGGACGCGGTACTACAAGTGCGATAAATGCACGAAAGGTGATCGCGGTCCATGTGGGCATACTTGGACCGTTGAGGTTAAACTTGAAGTGATCAAGGTTGAGCATCGGATTGTCAGACTGGACGGTGAGCGATAATTCTTTTGCCACACTAGCAACACTGGTAAGGACATTTGTCATTGAGTCTCGCAAACTGCGAGCATGACAACTTCCGCTGATCTTTTAGCGGCTGCGAATGCGGCCTATCTGAAAGTCTTGACCTCGCAAGAGTATCAAGGGCCGGGCGGTCGTCGGCAGCGAATGGCGGATCTTGCACAGATTCGACAGAGCCGAAAAGAATTGATGGACGAAATCGGCAATGAATCGACAGGCTCAATGGTTTCCCTCCTGTCACTGGGAGAACCGAGCCTATGAACATCATTGATTCCATTGTCGGCATTTTCTCACCAGCCGCTCAGCTTCGCAGAATGGAAGCTCGAGCCACGATCCAGCAGGTCAATAAACTGCTAGGCACTGCAAAAGGTCCGTACGCGGCCGCAAACCTGAATCGACTCAACGCACTTCGCGGAGTTGTTCAGAAAGAAAACGAAGTCGCGGGAAGCCGAATCGAATTTCTTCGCGCTCAGTCGTGGGATCTGTACCGAGACAATCCAAGCTGTCGAAAAATCGTCCGATCCCTTGAAGCCAAAGTCATTGGCAAAGGAATGCACCCTGAATCGCTGGCAATGTTCGCCGATGGCACTCCAAACGTGCCTTTTCGTGAGCGTTCAATGCAGTTATGGGAGCAATTGCAAAGCGGATTTGATGCCCGTGGACTGCCTGGAAAAGGCGGTTTAACGATGGGATGCCAGCAAAGATTGGCGTTCCGGTCAACGATTTTGTCGGGCGATACGCTTTATAGAATAAAGCCGATCAGCCAAGCCGAACAATTACGCCGAAATCTTCCAATTGCGGTGGTTCTGCAGTTGGTCGATACGTGCAGACTAGCCAGCGAATCGGAAATCCTGAGAACCACACTGCCGGAAGGGCATCGCCTGTTTCGCGGAATCGAATTCAACGCGAATGAAGAGCGAGTTGCGTATTGGGTCAAGAACAACCTTGTTTCTGATGCGGCTGCGGCTCCAGCGACCGCAACACGAGTCCCAATCGACAAAATTGGGCATCTATACCTTGAGGAAGACATTGACGAAGTTCGCGGTGTACCGTGGTTTTCGTCGGCAATTCTTCGCGCACGACGCACGGAAGACCTTGAGTATAACGTGCTGACGGCATCTGCGATGGCTTCGTGCATGGTTGCAGCCTACAGCAAGCCGACTGGAGCTAACAAGCTCGGGCTTAATCAGGGAACTGAATACAATTCAAACTCTGCAGATGGATCTGATCTGACCGACAGCGACGGCAACACGATCA